ATGTATTACAGCATCCACCCCATTTTTCTATTTTTTGGCGGCATCATCCTACTGCTGGTGCTACTGAACGTCGCCACATTCTGGCTGATTGCGAAATTCTTGAAACGGCAAGGAGGCGCACGTCATGCAGCCCGCTGCTTCCTCATTTATTTCATTGTTTCGGGTGTCCTTTCGCTGGTAGCCGTCTATGCCGGCCGACAACTAGCCCCAACCGATTTCCAAAAGCAGTTCGATTTAATGTCGGGGCGGCATTCGAAATAAGATAGCTGTCGAAAACTCGGGAATTTTGCGACAGCGATGGAGTTCCAAAAAGTTGATGCAACCGACATTGGGAAGCGCCGTAGCGAAAGACCGCTTCCCGCCCGAACTCGCCAGGTCATAATTGGCGCTTGCGGCCCAATGCAGACATTGACCAGGCATCTTGCCGCCCAATCGCAGCTTTCGCTTTCCTGCCATTCGTTGACGGCGTAGCATTTTCCTATACCGGCGATTGCGGTACGGACAAAGTGGCGGTTCGTGGTAAACGACATGGCAGCTTTCGGCTTCTCTTAAAACGGCGCGGGTGCTACTCCTTCAGAAACAACCAAATGCAAGCACTCAAGCGTAAACTACAGGTCAGGTTCTATGGCAGGAAATGACGACGACACTGAAGAACCGCAAGCGGTTGAGCCTGATGCCGACGTCGGAAATCATGCCGAACCAAAGGGCCGTCGCCGTTCATTCGGAAAAGTGCGGCGAGAATTGAACGAAGATGAATTGGGTTCGTCAGGTGTTCAAAAGATGATGCTTGATGACCTCGAAAGAATGGATGAAGCAGAAGCCGAATTGAAAATTGTGACCGGAAAATATAACGAAACCAACACCGAGCTGGCCGTTACGAAAGAGAAGCTAAAAACCCATAATGCTTTTGACGTAATTTCTACCGGAACCATTGCATTTGGGTCGCTGATTATCGGAATTGCATTCAATATTGACGGTAACGATACGATAAAAATAGCATTCTATGTGTTTGGTGGTGCATTAATCGTTTTGGGGATCATTGCGAAAGTTATGCGGGCATGAAACTAGAACTTCGATCCATCGTTGCTTCCGGCGACCTCAAAAATGAGAGGCTGACGCTTCGAGCACTCGCAGATTTGGATGTTGGTGACTATTTAGTCGCACAGTCGGGCTATACCGACGACAGCCCGACAACTGTTTTCTACCATACAATTTGGTTTCCCTTTAAGCCAATACAAAAGGGCGATCTAGTTGTTGTATATACAAAAGTTGGATCGAACAAAGAGCGGGTGTTATCCTCAGGAAATAAGGCGCATTTCTTCTATTTTGACCTGAAAAGTACGATTTGGGATGATAGATATAGGGGCGCTGTAGTCCTCCATGCTCCAAATTGGCTAAGCAAATCAGTTAATGAGCTACGTAAGTAGGATTGTATTGTATGACCGCTTTTGTTCACTTTGGCGTATAAGCTAGCGGCTGCCGCGAACGTCCACTTCCCGCCCGTAGCTGTCATGGTGTCATTCCGATGGCGAACGACCGCAAACCTTTCAGCCAAAGAAAACTAGCCAGCCAGCAACAGCGTTCAAGCAAGCAGCCGCGAAGTATGCGGGGATCGATGGCCTCATAACGGCCACAACAGCCGATGCGATCGCTATGATGGAGATTCCGACCGTCATGACTTCAACGCCTGGCCATCACGCCGCATATACGACCGATGATGTGCACGCGATCCAGTTCGACCTCATCTTTCTCAAGCGCGGGGTTGTCAGAAATTATCCGCACCCTGGCCGGCTGCGAAAATGGCACGCGCTGCAGCCGCTTGATCTGGGGTTCGGAGTAGCCATCGGAAATAGCATAGACGGTGTCGGCGACAAGCTTCTTTTGCGCCAGGTCAACGATCACCCGGTCGCCGGGTTGATAGGTCGGCTGCATCGAGTCGCCGACGACTTCCATCACAATAGTCCGAGCCGCATTGGCTTCCATTACGCCCACCAAGAAGGCTTCAGGCAGGACCCACTCGGCTACCACACGGTGACCGCTCGTTCCGCCGTTTGAGCCAATCGTGAGCATCTGACCAACAGAGCCTTCGCCTGCCCCGAGGCGGACATCAATCTCTGGACGGGCACCCGTAATCCGCGGTTTCCAGGTCTCGTGCGAATAGCCTTCATCATTCTCGTCAGCGTCCGGGTCGTAGGATGAAACTAGCTGCCGCGAACTGCTCTCTGCGGCGACCTCTTCATGTCCGAATATGAGCCAAGAAAGGCTTACGCCAGACGCCTCAGCGATTTGCTCGAGCGTCTTGATCTGCGGAGAGCTTTTCCCGGCAATGTAGTCACTGATCGCCCTGGGCGAAACGCCTGTTCGAACGCCAAGTTCCTTCTGTCCGCCGAGCTTCGAAGCAGCGACTTTGATCCTATCTCCAATAGCCATTAATCGCATATTTATGCGCAATCGCAGATTTCTGCTTTACAGAATCGCAGATATACGCTTAAATCCCCTCGTTCGCAGAATTTCACCACCAAGAAAAGGAGGTCTAGCCACCTCCATTTCAAGAATCCGGAGCACACTATGCCCGCGACCGAGGACAGAGTCGATCCGCTCGTCAAAGAGCAATCCCGTATCAAAGCCAAGCTGCTCATGGCCGGCATTACTCTCGCTGATATCGACCGCACCTATGGCCTTTCCAATGGCACCGCCCGCAACACCATGCGCGAGCCCAATGCCAAGGGCGAACGTGCGATCGCCGCTGCTCTCGGCACAAGACCACATCATCTGTGGCCGACCCGTTACAGGCCCTCCGGTCAGCGACGATCACCCCAGAATTGGACACGGGTTCCCACGCTTGAGCAACGCCGAAACGAACAGGCGGCATAGACATGAATCGCAACCCGTTTTTCCCCTGCCTGGATGCCAGCAAGCCAATTTCGGTGCCGGTTGTTCTGATCCTTGGATCGTTGGTGACCGGACTGGCGCTCGCGGGCTTTGCCCTTTTGTTTCTGTAGGAGCGACATCATGAACCGTTTCAGCGAATGCGAACTCTATGACCTCACCTTCCGGGTATGTCTGGCATCGGTAAAGCTGGCCTTCCCGCATATACCCCTCGCTGTCATCATTGATCCCCCGCACGGACATTTCGAGGCGTCCTTTGCACGACAGATTGCCGTCCACCTGATCATTGCACGGTTCGGCATTCCGAAGCGCCGCGCAGGCGAAGTCGTTGACCGAAAACGATGGTCGATTGGCCGCGCAATGGAGGTGGTCGATAGGCGTCTTGATGAGGTCGAGTTCGAACAGCAGTACCGGATCATTGCGGAGCGCGCCGAGAGTATGTTCCAGGACAAGCTTAGGGAGGCTGCATGATGGCGATCTCCAAGTCTATTTCGCTCAGGAAAATAGTCATCCCCGAACGGTTGCGCACGGTTGATGAAGATCATGCTCTCGCCATCCAGGCGTCAATTGTCGAACACGGGTTGCTGAACCCTGTCACGGTGCGCCAGACGCCAAACGGCGAGCGTGGCTACACGCTTGTGGCCGGAGACACCGCTACCGCGCAATCGAGCTTCTGGACCAGGAAGAAATCGACGCGATCGTGGTCAAAGCCGATGCCGACGAGGCTGTCCTGATCGAGATCGAGGAGAACCTGTTTCGCAACGATCTCTCCGTCATGGATCGCGCTGTTTTCGTGCAGACCTACCGCGATGTCTGGGAGAAGACCCGAGGCGAGATCAATCCAAAAGGCGGACGCCCGAGAAACAGGGACAACTTGTCCCAGTTTTCTGGTTCGCCGGTGGATACCATCGCTCTGGAGGCCACAAACGGATTTTCGGTTGCGTGTGCGGACAGACTGGGCGTGTCACCGAAGGCAATTATGCGTCTGAACCGCATAGCCCAAAACCTTCCACGCGAAGTCCGCTCAGCGATCAGCGGAACGCCGATCGCTGACAATCAGAGCCAGCTTCTCAAATTGGCCAAACTGGACCCGGCAAAACGCGCCAAGGCCCATATTGCCATCCGCGAAAGCAATGGCGACTTCAAGGCGGCGATCCACCTGCTTGAGCCACCAGCAAAGAAGCCAGATCCGGAACTTCAGATCCTGTCGCGCCTGATCGACAGTTGGGAGCGCGCCAAGCCCGCAACCCGCAAGAAATTTCTCTCCCATGCCGAACTCGTGGCTGCCTCGAAAGGCGGTGCGTCATGAGCAAGATCCATCCAGATCAGCTGGGACTGTTCGAGACGCGTGTTTATGCTGAACGGATCGAAGTCGGCTCGGTCGACCTCGACCGCTTCCGCTCCGAGATCAAACGCGCCATGTCCCGCGCCATCCGCGAGAGCGGCTATGACCGGCAAACCATCGCGCTTCGCATGGCGCAGTATCTCGGTCTGCCGAACCTTTCAAAGACAACGCTTGATGCCTACACGGCCGAGAGCAAGGACAGCCACGACATCAGCCTGCTGCGGTTCTCCGCTTTCGTCCACGCGACCGGTGCCAAATGGCTGTTTGATCTGGTCGTCTCCAAGGCCGGGATGACGGTCCTTGAGGGCTCTGAAGCCAAGCTTGCGGAAATCGCCCGGCTTGACCAGGAGAAGCGCTCCATCAATGCGGAACTGAGAAAACTGCGCGCGCGACCAGTCGAGCCGAAAGGCTGGAGGCGGCAATCGTGAGGCAGTTCTTCAGCCCGAAAGAGATCGCTGATGCCGCCGGCGTTTCGGAGCGGGCAGTCAACCAGATGGCTGCCAAAGCCCATTGGCGGCATCAGGACGCCAAGGCCCGCAAGCGGGACGGACGCGGTGGCGGCTGGGAATACCATGTTTCGCTTCTGCCACAGGTCGCACAAGCCAGGCTGATGGTGATCCACAGCGCACCAGCCAATGCCAACAAGAACATGGCCGCCGATGCCCGGTCAAAACTCTGGGCTAAGTATGAGGGCCTTTCAAAGGAGCGCAAAGCCGCCTGCGAACTGCGTTTGAATGTGGTGGCGGAAGTCGCCTTGCTGATGACCGGTGGGCTTTCAGAAACCGCGGCAATTGCCGTGGCCGCGCGAAACCATGAGGTCAGCCCACGCGCATTGCGTAACTGGCGTGGACGCGTTGCAGGTGTTGAAAGGCAGGACTGGCTCGCCGCACTCGCTGATCAGTACCAATCAGCCTCAACCTTTGCCGAGTGCGACCCGAAAGCCTGGGCGGCGCTCAAGAGCGATTTTCTGCGTCCCGAGCGTCCAGCATTCTCAGCTTGCTATCGCCGTATGAACGAGGCAGCTTCCGAGCAAGGCTGGTCGCCCATTCCGGCAGAGCGCGCGCTTCGACGCCGCCTTGAAGCGGAAGTGCCAAAAGCAGTCCAGACTGCTGCCCGCCAAAAGCGTGAGCAGGTCAAGAACCTGTATCCGGCCCAGCGCCGTGACCGGTCCATGCTTCACGCCATGGAAGCCGTCAACATGGACGGGCATAAATTCGATGTGTTCGTGCAACTGCCCGGCTCGAGTACGCCGACGCGCGTCATGCTTTTGGCGCTGCAAGATCTCTACTCGGGCAAGATGGTCGCCTGGCGCCTGTCACCTTCAGAGAACAAGGACACTGTTCGCCTCGTCATCGGCGATATGGTCAGCCGCCATGGCATCCCGGACAAGATCCTGCTCGACAATGGGCGGGCCTTTGCTTCCAAATGGATTACAGGTGGCGCACCGAACCGCTACCGTTTCAAGATCCGCGACGAGGATCCGCAAGGCCTACTGACCACGCTTGGCGTCGAGATCATCTGGGCTACACCCTATTCGGGGCAATCCAAGCCGATCGAACGCGCTTTCCGCGATCTGGCTGAGAACATTGCCAAGCACCCGTTTTGTGCGGGCGCGTATACAGGCAATACGCCGGACGCCAAGCCCGAAAACTACGCCTCGCGCGCTATCCCTTTCGCCGAATTCTCAACCCATGTCGACCGGATGATTGCCGAGCACAACGCGCGCCCAGGCCGCAAGGCAGGCAATGCCAAAGGCCGGTCATTTGACGAGACCTTCTCCACATCGCTTGAAGACCCGGCAACGCTTGTCCGGTGGCCCACAGAAAACCAACGCGCGCTCTGGCTTCTGGCTGGCGAGCGCATCCGGGCCAAGAAGGGTTCTGGCGAGATCCATATCTTCGGCAATCGATACTGGAACGCTGCGCTCAATGCCCATGCTGGCAGCAATGTTACGGTTCGTTTTGATCCTGACCACCTTACCAGAGCTATCCGCGTTTATGACGCCAACGACAATCTGATCTGTGTGGCCGATTGCATCGCAGACACCGGCTTCTTTGACACCACAGCGGCCCGCGACCATGCGGCCAAGCGCAATCAGCTGACCAAGGCTATCCGTGAGAGCGCGCGGCTTCACACCGAGCTGTCGCCTGACGCGCTGGCCGAGATCTATGGCGCAGGCAAAGCCGCTCCGGAACCGACACCAGAACCTCCAAAATTCAAGCGCATGGCGAATGGCGGTGTGCGCCCAGAACCTCAAGCCGAATGGGATGACCGGTCGGAGGAGGCATTCTCGCGCGCCATGAGGCAGCTGGAGGAGAACGTCATCGAATTCCCCGTCAAAGGGGAAAAACCGGACCGCTAAGTGCTGTGTGCGGCCCAAAAAAATGGGCGGGGAAACCCCCGCCCGCCAAATCTAAGCAAGGACAGAACTAGATGAATGACACGGCAAGCACAAGCCCGACATTGAACGGACAAGGCGGATGGGCGCTCCCGACCCTCCAACCCGATATTTCTCAAAACCGGCCAGGCCGCTCCGAAGCTGATCTCAAGCTCTGGAACATTCTTGTCACGCGCGTAGCCAAGATCGGCGAATTGCACGGATGGAGCAAATCCGATGTGGCTGCCCGCATCGACATGCCAAGCGGCACTTTCAGCCAATGGTTTTCGGGCAAGTATGACGGACGTCTCGAAACCCAAAACGAAAAGGTCGAACGCTGGATCGCTTCGGTTGACGAGATGGCCGGGATGGCTGCGACCGTACCTGTCAGCCCCGGCTTCATAAGCACCCGAACGGCAGGCGATATCACCAGCACCCTCATCTTTGCACAGATGATGCCTGACTTTGTAACAATCACGGCAGCAGCAGGAACCGGCAAGACAATGGCCTGCAAGCAATTCTCGATCACGCGGCCAAACGTCTTCATGGTCACCATGAGCCCGCACACCAAGACCGTGCACGGCATGCTTGTTGAGCTGGCCACAGCACTCGATATCACCCAGCACAATCCGGCCAAGCTGGTTCGCGCAGTCGGGCGCCGGCTTCTCAACACTGGCGGCGGATCGTTGCTGATTGTCGATGAGGCTCAGAACCTGATCGACAGTGCAGTCGATCAGCTCCGGCACTTTGTCGATATATACTCCTGCGGGGTCGCCCTGGTCGGCAATGAGGAAATTTACTCCCGGTTCGCTCGCAACACCGACGGGCCGTCTTATGCCCAGATCAAACGACGGATTGGCAAGCGGGTCCGATTGGCCAAGCCCCGCGCCGAGGACATCAACGCACTTCTTGATGCCTGGGCAGTTACTGATCCTGAAACCCGCAAAGTCCTGACCGGCATCGGCATGAAGGACGGAGCATTGGGTCAGATCGACAAGACGCTCAAGCTTGCCTCAATGACAGCCGCTGCCAGCGGACAAAAGGTGAATGCCGCCTTGATCCGCGCTGCCTGGTCCAACCGCGATGTGGAGGGCATGTGACATGAGCCTCGCTCTCTCAAGAACATCGCCTGTCAGCCGTGAAGTCGGGCTCATCGCCGAACTGGTTTCGCAAAACCTCACCGAGGATGGCCTCTATCTGGCGAGCGACAGGGTCGCGCTTCTTCTCAAACGGCTTGATCTCATCAAGCGCCAGATCGCCAGTCTTGAACATGAAGTTGGCGCGTTTCGCGCAGCGGAGGCGGACTTTGCGGCGGCCGGTGTGCTGGATGATCTCTGCATGGAAGTCCTGCAAGGCGGTGTTCTCGATGCCGCCCAGGGCGAACCGGTTGTCTATCCGGATTTCATGAAAGGAAAACGGAAATGAGCGATTTTCTCTCCGATCGTCTGAAGACCACCAGGGATGCGTTCAAGCGCCATGCGCATGGCGGCAAGAGGTTTTCGTCCGACGAGATCATCGGTTTGGTTGACCGCTTTGACGAGATGGTCGCCGCAGCCATTTATCTGGAAGACGATCTTTTACGTCGCCAGTCGCCCGAAACCAGGCGCATCGACCAGCTGATAGCTCGGTCCACAAACGTCGTCGCCTTGCAGCCGAGACCAGTGCGCACATCGCCTCCAGGCGGAGGTGATGCGGCATGAGCTACACAATCGCGGCAATCGCTACGACCGTTTTCTCCACTCCCACACAAAGGAAATGATGATGAACCAGGCTGTCATTTTTGAAGAACGCCCCGATGAGGGCATCACCAATGTCAACGGCAAGCCCTACATGGCCGATGCAAAGGGCGCACTCGTGCCCTTGGAAATGGTCAAGCCGGCAGACAAGCTCGAAGACGAGACCGTGCGCAAGATCATAAGCTTCGCCACCGATCTGTCAGACCAGATCGCACGGTTTCGTGGGCATACCATGACGGATCTTGGTGAGTTCGACGCGCTGCTGGAGCAGGAGTACGACACCAAAAAGGGTGGCAAGAAGGGCAACCGCACCTACCAGACCTTTGACGGTCTCAAGAAGGTTGTCGTGTCAGTCGCTGACTTTGTCGATTTCGGCCCGCAGTTACAGGTCGCAAAGACGCTGATCGACGAGTGTCTGAATGAATGGTCGGCAGACAGCCGGCCCGAGATCCGCGCCATCGTCACCCGCGCGTTTAACACCGACAAGGAAGGTCAGATCAACCGCTCTGAGATCTTCATGCTGTTGCGCATGCAGATCGAAGATGAACGTTGGCTCCGGGCTATGGAAGCAATTCGCGATGCGATGCGAGTGACCGGTTCGAAGCAATATGTTCGGTTTTATCAGCGCGACCGCATCACGGACCCGTGGTCAGCTGTCACAATCGATCTAGCGAAGGTCTGATCCAGTGCTCAAACCCGCACCCGCCGAGATCATTGATCTCTTCAGGTGGCGCGCGGCTTGCGACATCGAAGTGCGACGCCGGGAACTTGCCCGGCGCATTCAAGCCCTCAAACCCAATGCCTGGCGTCGGATCGAATTGCAGGCCGAATTGAGGCGGCTGACCATCAAGGCTTTAGAACTGGAGACGAGACTTTGACCGCCCTTGCCACCATCCACATCGGCCTCAAGCAGCTGGGCATCGTCGAGGATGATGCGCGCGATCTGTACGAACGATTGACTGGCGAGCGGAGCTTGCGCGCTATGCGACCAAATCAGCACCAGACGCTGATAGACGAATTGGTCCGCCTGGGCTTCAAGCCGACCTCAAAAGGATCTCGAAAGCGGCTGACAGGCAAGTATGCGCCCAAACTCCAGGCGCTCTGGATTGCCGGTTACAATCTCGGTCTGATCAGAAACAGGGATGATGCGGCGCTGCTCGCCTTCGTCAAGCGCCAGACCGGGATCGATCACACCAGGTTCCTCAGATACCAAGATGACGCCTCAAAGGCGATAGAGGCGCTCAAGGCATGGCTGGCGCGTGACGGCGGCGTGGACTGGAGCAATGACCGGTTCTTGCCCGACTGGACACAATCCAACGGCTACCGGATTGCACATGCACAGCATCGCAAACTCGAAGCGATGGGCCTGGTCATCGGCGCCGACCTTGAAGTCTGGCTCCATGATAATGGTTTTGCTAGCGCCTCCGCGCTGTCCGACCAGTCATGGATCACAGTCATGAACAACATGGGGTCCCTGATCAGGGACCGTGGCGTGGCGAAGAAGCAGGGCCAGATGTAATGGTCCAATCGTCGCTACCAGGATTGCTAGGGCAAATAGCCGACATTGCCGGCCCTGAAGCGGCGCTCCTGATCGCGGACGCACGCGGAGGAACCCGCGTGGACATTCCAGCCGAAGCCAAGCAGGTGCATTGGCTAACCGAGTGTGTGGGCTTCGAGGTGGCAGACCAGATCTGCAAAGGCCTGGCGATCGTCGATGCTGATGACCGCAAGAAGGGTGTGACCCATGAAGTCCTGCCGCTGGGGGCCTCATCTGTTCTCAAGAAAGCCAAACGACGCTTGCGGCAGGCGCTGGAAAACGGCCACAGCGCCCGTGAAGCCGCACGAATTGCGGGACTGCACGAACGCACGGCTTGGCGCGAAAAGGCCCGGTTGAACGGTCCGAATGACGACGACCAGCAAAGTCTGTTCTGAACGGCTTGCTTTTTCCCTTAAAACTTGGTCTCAATTGGTTGCAGGTAAGGCGCTACTGACGCCTGTCAGCCCCTAGATTGAAGGTTTCTGCCCCAGGTTCGTGAGCACGTTGTTCCCGAACTTGCTGAAGGCAGACCGATGTCGAACCTCCCTTATGACCCACGCCTCATACCGTTCACCGGCCATAATGAAGGCAAGGTGCTAAAAGCCTATCGTTGCCCGGCCGGCGTCATCACGATCGGATTTGGTTTCACATGGGGGTCGAAGATTTTCCGGGAGTGGTGGCTTGAACGCCATGGTCGAAAGCTGCGCCTGGGCGACATGATCTCGGAAGCGGACGCTTTCTACCTGCTCAAGGCTATCATTGACCGTGAGTATTCCAAACCGGTGATGAGCCGGGCACCGAAAGCCACGCCGCACGCTAAAGCAGCGGCGATTGATATGCTTATCAATTGCGGCCTGGGGGCGGCGAAATGGACATGGTTCGCTGCCCTTGTCCGTAATGATGTGCGCGATTCCGCCCGCCGTCTAAAGGTGACCGCACTGACCGCCAACGGCCGGCGACTGCCAGGCCTCGTGCGCCGCCGTGCCGAGGCGGCGACCATCATGGAATTCAACAAGTGGCCTGCCTGGGTCAAGGAACCCCGCACGCCGGCACCCAAAGAGATCAAGGCCGTCATGCCGTCGTGGCATCTCGGTGAGGATGACCGCAAACAAGCCATAAAATGGCTGATCAAGCTTGGTTATCTGGCCCAATCTCCGAAACCGAACAACGACCTGATCGTGTCGGCAACCCGACGCTTTCAGGGAGTCCATCCGCAGCTTGATGTTGATGGCATACTTGGCAGGGCCACACTCGATCAGCTCCAACGAGTGATCGATCTGAAGGCCAAGTCAGCCAAGGGTGCGGCAGGCTCCACTGCTGGTGCCGCAGCCGGCGCATCCGATCATGTGGCCGGTGCGACCGGCTACGGCGACTGGATCCTGTATGGCAGCCTTGCCGTTCTGGTCGTCGGTGGCGCCTGGCTCGCTTGGCGTTATCGCGACGAACTGGCACTGGCGCTGAAGGGATCGGCGACGCTTCGAAAGAGAGGCCGGGCATGAGTGTGCTGGCAGGCATCCTTGCAGGCATTGCTGCCGAAATCGGTGCTCCGTTGGTCAGGAAGATCCTGGAACCCAAGATAGGAGCGACCGGCGGCGCGCTTGCTGAGACTGTCATCAAGACCATTGCGGGTAAGGCTGGTGTTGAACCTTCTGAATTGCCTGATCTCGAACCAGCCATTCTTGAAGAAGCTGTCCGGACAACCGAAGCAGAAGCGCCTGAATTGATCGCGCTCTATGCGGCCGGGCTCGAAGGTCAGTTCGCCCTGCTTCAGACCGAAACCAAGGAAGGCTTCTGGCAGTCTTTCTGGCGTTACGGCTGGATGTATCTCCTCGCTGTTTTCTGGGTCTGGCGGATCATCGCAGCTCCGATCGTCAATCAGCGGCTGGGTTCAGGCGGCGGAATGATGATCGAGATGATTGATGTCGCCACCCTGATGACACTCACCTCCTGGTTCATGGCGCTCTACATGGGTGGCCACACCGTCAAGGATCTCGGCAAGAATGTGATCGAGGCGGTGCTCAAGCGGGGCAAGACGTGAGCGCCGCCGACTTCATGATCGAGCAGGCCGAGGAGCGGGTCGCGCGTGAGCGCGATCTGAAGCTTGAACAGGCCACCAGGCTGGTGGCCAGATCCGGGCGGAAAGATTGCCGGGATTGTGGAAGCGCGATCCCGGAAGAACGCCGCAACGCCGCCCCCTTCGCGCAGCGTTGCATTGAGTGCCAGCAAGCCTTCGAACGGAACCGGTGAATGGATGAATTGGGTAACAAGCTGATCGAGCAGGCCGGACCCGTCGGCGCGGCGCTTGGCGTGGCGATCCTTGCTGCCGGCGCGGTTGTCGCCAGGGCGAAGGGTTGGCTGGGTTTCTCGGCACAGGTGAAGAGTGATGTGCCGAAGGCGGACACCAATGACGACGTCATGTCTGAACTACGCGCGATCAACGGACGGCTGGGCAAGTTCGACGAGCGCATCACTGAACTCGAACATGACCTGGCATCACGCCCGACCAGAGAGGACATTCACAGGATCGAGATGTCCATGGTTCGGCTTGATGAACGCATGACCGCTTTGACAGGAAACGTAAAGGCCACCGGAGCGGGTGTTTCCCGGATCGAGAATTTTTTGCTTGAGCTATCGAGAAAGGCAAAGTGATGTTTGAAGGCTATGCCGAATACTATGAACAGGACGCCCGTCTTACAATCCTGAAGGCGCTGCATGCAGAGAGCGATGGTCGGCTCAACGAAGTCCTGATCACAAAAAACCTCGACGCCTTCGGCTATCGGCGTTCACGCAATTGGGTGAGAACCCAATTGCGTGCGCTGGAAGAAGTGGGCGTGATCAAAATCGCGGAGGCCGGTACCGTGATGCTGGCTACCTTGCTGCAGTCGGGCGTTGATCATGTCGAGCGCCGGACGATTGTTGAAGGCATTGCTCGTCCTTCTGCGGGCAACTGATCATGGCCAAGGACAAGGAAGGCCGTGGCTGGCTTAGCAAGATGGATCGCCTGCCTGATGAGGCAGGCCACGTCGTGGCCTGGGCCGCGCTGGAGCTGGGTGCCATGGAGCGCCCGCAGACAGAGATCTATGCAGAGTTCCGCGACAAACTCATCGCCCTTCAAGGGGAACTCGGTCTCGGGTTCGATATCCCGTCATTCTCTGCTTTCAACCGGTTTTCAACCAAGAAAGCCATGATGACGCGGGTGTTGGAGCAGCGGAACAAGATCACCGAGGCGCTGGCCGACAAGCTCACCCCGAAATCATCCGACGACCTGACAAAGTACCTGACCGAAACTTTGAAGACGCTGATTGGAGACATGATCGAGGCAGCGATGATGGGCCGTGCGAATGTGTCGACAAAGAATGTCATGGAGCTGTCGTCAGCGCTTCGCCAGGTAATCACGGCGCAGGCGACATCCTCCAAGCATCGTCGCACCCTCGATGCCGAGGTCGACATCAAAATCGAGGAGACAATCGAAACGGTCAGCAAACAAGTTGGCCTCTCAACTGAGCAGGTTGCGCAAATCCGCCGCGACGTTCTGGGGGTGCGTGAATGACCGGTTCACCTGACCTGTTTGCCTCGCCGCCCGTAATATCGCGAGCGCCCGACCAATTGCCGGAAGAGTTCACACGCGGTTCCGAGATCCCGGAAGCGCTCGATCCGTTGGGCGACGGCATCCTGATGAAACATCAAGCAGAATGGCTTGCCGACAAGAGCGACCTCAAGCTTGGTGAGAAAGGGCGGCGAACAGGCATCACTTTTGCCGAGGCTCTTGATGACACGCTGATCGCCGCCTCACGCCGGGAAGCCGGTGGCGACAACATCTTCTATATCGGCGATACCAAAGACAAGGGCCGCGAGTTCATCGGCTATGTCGCGCACTTCGCCAGGATCGTCGCCAAGGAATTGCTGGCGATCGAGGAGTTCATGTTCGAGGACATCAAGGAAGATGGCTCTTCGCAGACGATCTCGGCGTTCCGTATACGGTTCGGCAGCGGCTTTCGGGTCGAAGCCCTCTCATCTCGCCCGGAAAACATCCGTGGCCTGCAAGGAATCGTGGTGATCGACGAAGCGGCCTTCCACAAGGACGTGCGCGGTGTCCTCGATGCGGTCAACGCACTTCTGATCTGGGGCGGCAAGATCCGGGTGATCTCCACCCACAACGGTGTTCTAAGCCCCTTCAATGAACTGATCCGGGAAGCGCGTGCAGGAAAGAACCCGTTTTCGGTTCACTTCATCCCCTTTGACGATGCGATCCGCAACGGGCTGTTCAAGCGGGTTTGCTTGATCAAGGGCACGGAATGGTCGCCCGAGGCTGAAGCCGAATGGGAAGCCAGGATCCGGTCATCCTATGGGCCGCGCACCGCCCAGATGAAACAGGAGCTCGATGCCATCCCGGCCGAGGCCGAAGGCGCGGCACTGACCCGGATGCAAATCGAAAGCTGCATGGCGCCCAACATTCCGCTGGTTCGCTGGTCCTGCACCGATGAGTTCAAGGATTACCCGGAGCATATTCGCAAGATCGAGGCTCTGGCGTTTTGCGAGCGCGAGCTCAAGCCGCTGCTCGAACGCCTCAACACCCGGCTTGCCCATGTCTTCGGCGAGGACTTTGCTCGCTCAGGCGATGTCACCGACATCATCCCGTTGGAGATCGGAACCGACCTGGTCCGCCGCTGCCCGTTCATCGTCGAACTCAGGAACGTGCCTTTCGATCAGCAGCGCGACATCCTCTATTATCTCGTTGACCGGTTGCCGCGCATGTCCGGCGGCGCGCTCGACGCCACCGGCAATGGTGCTTACCTGGCTGAGAAAGCAGCCCAGCGCTATGGAGCGACAATCGTCGAGGTGAAGCTGTCGCAGTCCTGGTATCAATCCGAGATGCCCGCCTATATCGAGGCGTTCTCCGATAGCACGATCGTGCTGCCGCGCCATGACGACATCCTGCAGGATCACCAGGCGCTTGCGTTCGTCAACGGTATAATCAAGGTGCCTGACAATCACCGGTTCAAGGGCAGCGATGGATTTGACCGGCACGGCGACAGCGCGGTCGCAGGCGCGCTGGGCTACTTCGCCAGCCGGCAGAACCTTCCCGAATTCGGCTACATCCCGGCAAGCGAACTCGACAATACAAACGGCACGTTCGAAACCGCCCACGAATTCGAGACGGATGGCAGATCGCTATGGTGACACGCAAAAGCACAATCCTCGGGCCGGATGGCGGGCCTATCGAGGTTTCGGGCCTGTCCGAAGAGATCGCACAGCCGGCGCTGACCGGAAACCGGCAGACCCATTCCGATCGGGAAGCGACAGGTCTGACACCGGAGAAGCTCGCCTCCATTTTGCAACGTGCAGCGACGGGCGACATTCGATCCTATCTGACGCTGGCAGAAGAGATGGAGGAGCGATATCTCCATTATGCGAGCCAGCTCCAAACCCGACGCCTGGCAATCGAAAGCCTGACCGTATCGGTCGAGGCTGACAAGACGATACCGACCAGGATCGTCGACGCGGTCAAGACGCTGATCGAGAGTGACGGCTTCGACGACGCGATCGGTTCGCTCACTGACGGGATAGCCAAGGGTTTTGCGACGGTCGAGATGATCTGGGAGTATGAGCAGAAGCTCCTGCAGCCGGTTCGCTATGTTGCCCGAGACCAGCGCTTCTTCCAGTTCGACCGCGTCGGCCTGTCTGAACTTCGCCTCGTGGTCGATGGCAATGCCGATGGCGAGATGCTGCCCGAGGCCAAGTTCCTGCGCCATATGCCACGCGCAAAGATGGGTATTCCGATCCGGCGCGGTGTCGCCCGGCCTGCCGCCTGGGCCTACATTATTCAGGCGTTCGGCCTTCAGGACTGGGCGGCGTTCGCCGAGATCTATGGCATACCATTCCGGGTCGGCCGCTATCATTCAGCGGCATCTGAGAAAGACAAGCGAACCCTTCTTCGCGCCGTCTCGATGATTGCCAATGATGGTGCTGCGATCATTCCCCAAGGCATGGACGTCGAGTTCCATGAGGTCAATGGATCGCGCGGTGAAGCGGTCTTTGGCGGGCTTCTCGATTATGTCGACAAGCAGATCTCAAAGCTGGTTGTCGGGCAAACGATGACATCCGATGACGGCTCGTCACTTGGACAGGCCAAGATCCATAACGAAGTGCGCCTCGACATCTTGCGTGCTGATGGCAAGCAACTCGCATCAACCATCAATCGCGATCTGATCCGGCCGTTCATCGATCTCAATTTCGGGCCACAAAACGACTATCCGCAAATCGAATTGCCGGTTCCAGATCCCGAAGACGTGGAAGCCCTGTCTTCCAGCTTGGAGAAGCTCGTGCCTTTGGGTTTGAAGGTGGGACAGCGCGAGGTTCGTGACAAGCTCGGCCTGTCCGACCCCGGAGAGGAAGATGATCTGCTGCAGGCCCCTTCGCCTCACGCCGCAGCCACCGCTCCGCAAAGTGAACAGGGCAACAAAGGCAAGGAAGAAAACCCGAAGTTCGTCAAACTGTCAGCGGGTGCGGATCACCATTCCGGCTGCGCATGCCCGTCGTGCCAGAGCTTCGCGGCCGCCGCTGATAGTGAGCACGCTGGCGTGAATGAACTTGAAGCGCTGTTCGGCTCGATCTCCGGTTTTGAGCCGTTGTCAGCGCCGTTGTTGCAACCGTTTATCGACATCCTGGCAAAGGCCAAGAGCTACGACGAAGCAATCTCGATGCTCAACGCGGCCCGCCCGGATGCCGGCCCTTTCATTGAGAAGCTCTCCGAGCTCACCGCAATCGCCCGTGGTATTGGCAACGTGAAGGACTAGGCCGGATACATGGCCGAGATCAGCAAGCCTTTTCCGGTACCAGAAGCGGTTACCGGATATTTCGACCGCAAGATCCTCAAGCCGTCCTTCTCCTGGCTCGATGTTTATGGCGAGGAACATGCCAACGCCATGACCGTGGCGGGTGCGGTTGAGCTCGAAGTCCTTTCCGCCTTCCGGTCGACGATGTCAGACAGCCTCGCCAATGGCGAAGGATTTGAGACCTGGAAGGGCAAGATCACCGGCGAGCTCTCACGGCTTGGCTGGTTCGGGCCGCGCCTGGTCAAGGATCCGCGCGGCATAGATCCAGACAAGCTGGTCAATTATACTTCGGACCGGCGGCTCAAGCTGATTTTCTGGTCGAACATGAATTCGGCGCGCGCCGCCGGTCAATGGCATCGGGCGCAGGAATCGAAGCGGTTCTTGCCATATCTCCTCTACGTGCGCACAACATCCGTCGAACCACGGCCCGAGCATTTGGCCTTCGCTGGCACGATCCTGCCGGTCGATCACGCGTTCTGGCGCACACATTTCCCGCCCAATGGCTGGCTATGTAAATGCACAGTGCGTCAAATTACCGAACGCGAAGCGAAGTCCCTGATCGGCACCAGCCGCGTCCTGGGCAAAAATCCGGACGGAACGGATATCGAGATTTCGTACTCAGACCAACCACCCGCAACAGGGCCGGAGCGGCCGCACGTCAACCGGCGCACAGGTCAGGTTGAGATGATCCCCGAAGGCATCGATCCGGGCTGGCATACCAATCCCGGCTATACGCGCACCAAAACGTTGATCCGATCCGTGTCAGACCGGCTGGAAGGAACATCGGGTCAGCATGCCACGCGCGTGCTCACCGATCTTTGGTCGGACCCGTTCCTGCGGATCGCTCAGAAACAGTCTAGCCAGATATTCCTGCCTGCCGGTCGGTCCGAGCGTTTGGCGGATGAACTTGGCGCAGTTGTCGGACGCAAAGACATCTCGCCGGTTGTTGCGGTTGGCACCCAGGATATCATCACGCGAAAAACCAAACACGGATTGACCCTGGATGACTTCGCGCTTCTGCCATTGATCCTTGAGGGCGCCATCGTGTTGCCCGATCCGAACGGCGACGACCAGACACGATCGCTGATAGCCCGGATAGGCAAGACCTGGTGGCGCGTGTTCATCAGGATTTCGAAGAACGGCTTTTTGCGGGTCAACTCCATGCATCAACGCCGCCGCTCGGCCGTCGAAAAGGAACTTCGGGCCAGCGGTCGCTCGATCAAAGACATCAGGGATCTGGGAGAGAAATGAAACGTGGCAGGGAGGGACGGCGTTCCCCTCCATGGTCAGCTAGGACAACCGTAAATTCACTGCCACCAAAACAAAATAACACCGAAGGGGGGGAAGCTCAATGTCCACATCGCAAAGCCACCAAATCAGTCGCGGATCTGGCCATCGCTAATTCCGGACCCTCGCAATCCATAATCGCGCTATTTAGAGTGAAAGCGCTCCTCTTTCTGTGGATTCCTGCAGAACTTCAGTTTCAGTTCCTCAAGGTTGGTGACGCCACTTTGGAAATACCAAAGGATGTCCGTCGCCAACTCGGTTTTCGCCGGCTCATCATCTGCGGCGATATTGAGCTCGATGCACAGATCAGCGAAAGCTGCGCGGAGTATGGCGAGTTCTTGTGGGTCAGCAACAGTTCGAAAAGGCATAAGCGCGACCTATCCAAAATGCTCGAAAGATTTCCAGACCAAATCAATACTATGGCTGGTTCATCCCGTCAAAACACAAACCGTCAGATTTGGCCACTGACGCGCACCGCGTCTCAACTGGTATCGATGGGCGACTTACATTGAAATGCGCGCCCACGGACTTTGAAGCGGCTTCAAAAATCGATCTGATTTGGTGAGGTGGGATCGACATGACGACTGCAAGTCGATTTCGGTGGTTAAGCTTACATAAGCCGCTTACCGGTCCAATTCCGATCTGACAGCTGTCAGCCCGCCAGATGCGGTTTCGTGATGCAAGTGTGCAGTCATGAACACGCGATTGCAAACATTTTCTACCGGCCAGACGGCGGACGCCCATAGCGCCACCGGCGTCATCCTCTTTGACGTCTATGCCGCTGGCAAGCCGGACGACGCTTCGCGCGGTCCGGAATGGGTCAAGCTCGCACCCCGCGGCCGCTTCACCGCCCGTGACGGACGCCAGCTCGAAGTCGATCCCGAACTCCTGGTCCGCCGTTTCGACGCCGACGCGGTTGATCTGCCAATCGATCTCGATCACGCGACGGCCAAGGGCGGCCTGTTCGGTGATGCAGCTCCGGCGATCGGGTGGATCAACAAGCTCGAAGCCCGGCCGGATGGTCTGTACGGCAAGACCGATTGGCTCGACGAGGGAATGAAGATCCTCAAGGCCCGCTCGCACCGCTACATTTCGCCATCACTCAAGCCAGACCAATTCGGCAAGGCGTTGTGGCTGCACTCGGCTGGCCTGGTCGCTGCACCCGGCATTTCCATGCCCGCGCTTGCCGGCGCGGAATTTTCATCACAAACCAAGGAACCTCAAATGTCCAAGGCAATTGCCCTTGCACTCGGTCTTACCGAGGACGCAAGCGAGACCTCATGTCTGAGCGCCATTCAGACCTTGTCCGCCGGCCGGATCGAGAAGACCGTCCATGAAGAAGCGCTGGCATCGCTTCAGGCGACAACGACCGAGCTCGAAACGCTCAAGGCCGAGACGCGAAAAGGCAAGGTCGACGAGCTGATCGAGGGCGCGCTCAAGGCCAAGAAGATCACGCCCGCCCAGCGTCAGCATTACGAAACACTGTGCGCCACCGATGACGGCCTCACCTCTGTCACGGCCCTGTTTGAGGCAATGACCGCCAAGCTCGGCGATACCGGTCTCGACGGCAAACCTGCGCCCGGCCAGACCACCACTGAAAACCTTGATGCCGGCGATGTCGACATCATGGCGCTGTCCGCCAACATTCGAACACGGGTCGCCGAGGCCGCCGCGCGTGGCGTGGTGCTGAACTATGACGCCGAGTTCGATCTCGCACTCACGGAGATCACCAAGCCATGAGCAATCCCATTCTCATCAAGTCCTTTCCAATTGTTGCAGCACTTGCAGGCAACCTGATCGCCGCACTTTCGGGTACTGACAACATCGCTGAGGGGGCTATCGCCGACACCGACTCGATCTTCGGCGTTTCCGAGTGCATGGGCGCGGAGGCCGGTGGTCAGCTCGATGTGGTCCTGTCGGGTACCTACGATGTGGTTGCCGGCGGCACCGTCACCGCAGGCGATTTCATCACAGCCGATGCCAACTCCAAGGGCATCACCGCCGCTCCATCCGCTGGCAATGTGGTTCGCTATGCGGGCATCGCCCTTCTTGATGCGGTCGCAGGCGATCTGTTCCCGATGCTGATCTTGCCCGGAGCCATCAATACGCCGGCAGCCTGACCGCCCGCGTTTCCACCCTTGAACTGAAGCGGCCCGGAGGGGCTTGAAAAGGATACATCACCATGGCGCCCAATCGCCCCTTTGCAGTCCACGCCATTCTGACGGCCTATGCTATCGGCTATCAGAACCCGGATGCCGTCTACATCGCCGATCAGGTCCTGCCGCGTGTACCGGTTGGCGGCGAGAAATTCTCCTGGACCGAGTATTCGCTCGAAGAAGGTTTTGCCGTTCCCGACAACGCGGTCGGGCGCACCGGCCGGGTCAACCGGATCGAGCTAAGCGGCGAAGAGAAGGAGAGCGCGGTCAAGGATTACGGCCTCGAAATCCCGATCCCGAATTCGGATATCGATGCAGCCAGGAACGCACGCGAAAAGAAGCTCTCGACCATCGATCCCGAACGCCAGGCCGCGCGCCGGATCAAGAGCTACAACATGAACAACCGCGAAATCCGTGTGGCGTCCGTGATCCAGGATCCCAACACCTATGCCGCCAGCCGCCGGCTGGCGCTGACGGGAACGGACAAGTGGTCGGACTATGACAATTCGTCGCCGATCGCAGACATCAAGGAAGCCATCCGCTCGACACTTGTGCATAAGCCCAACACCGCCGTTATGGGCGAGCTGGTCTGGCACTATCTTTCCTCGCATCCCGAGATCGTCAACGCCATTCGCGGCAACCTGACCAACAAGGGCATCGTGACCAGGGAAGAATTCGCCCGGCTGTTCGGTTTGCGCCGGGTGCTGGTTGGCGAAAGTCAGATCAATGCGGCGCGTCCTGGTCAGGTGGCGAACCTGCAGATGGTCTGGGGCACTTCGCTGCAGCTTCTCTACATCAATTCCGATGCCGGTCCTGATGGTGATGTCACCTTCGGCTTTACCGCCGAATACGGCTCGTTGGTGGTCATGCGCCGCGAAGACGGCGATGTCGGCCTTCAGGGCGGCGTCATCATCCGCGAGGGCGAGCGGGTCAAGGAACTCGTCGTTGCCAAGGATACCGGCTTCCAGATCTCCGGCGCGGTCGCCGCGTAACCAATACCCCCGAGCGAAGACCGCCGTGAAGGGGGAGAGCCACAGCGCTCTCCCCCCGTGAGTTGAGCAAGAGTTGAAACCTATGGAGACGAGCATGACCAGAAAGAAGCAGACCCAAACCGCCGAGGTGGCAAAAAAGCCTACTGACAACCAGACCCTGATTGGCTCCAACATTCTTCCGGCTGATATCGAAATCACTGAGGGGCAAACAGTTCAGCTCGGCGAGATCGTCATGGGCGCACATTCGCGCTCCGGTCTGTCGGGCGAAGCCTGGAACGCCCTGCCTGAAGACGAGCGTGACTCGCTCCTCGCCAGGGAAATTGAGCTCGCAAAATCTGCGCCGGCTGTTGCACCACCCGCTTCCGAAACCACCAAGGAGACAGCTTCGAAGCGCTCTCAAACCCCGCTTGAAGCATCCTCGAAACGCCCGGCCAAAGCTGAAGGCGAGACTGAGGAGCGTGTCTTCAAGGTTCAGTCTCGCGTCAAGCGCAATGGCAGCGGGCACAAGGAAGGCGATCCGATCACACTCGACCGCACGGGCTTTGAAGAGCTCAAGGGCTTCCGCGCCGTCACCGGTGAATTCGAGGACGGCACGCTCGTCAAAGACTGAGACCCGTCACATCTTGAAAGGATGAATTGCCATAATGGTCGCGCCCTTTGCAGCCCTTGCAGATCTCGAAGCCCGCTACCCGTCCGAGCTGACGCTTCTGGCGGCCGACGAGAACACCGGCCTGCGCGACGATGCCCGGATCAATCTGGCAATTGATGACGCGACCACCGAGATCATCGCCATCCTCCAGGCGCGGTATTCGACCGCGGACCTTTCCAATCTTGATGAAACCTCGCTGACCATCGTCAAAGTCTATTGCATGGACATCGCGCTCTACCGGGTGGCGCTCGCCTTCTCGCGCTCATCGGAGACCATCAAGGAACGCTACGAGGCAACAATCAAGCGGCTCGAAGCCTGGCCTGCCCCCTGA